CTAATGGTGAACCGGGGGATGGCGTTTATTCAAGCAAAGAGCTGCTAGCTAATGCTGATGCTTGCGCTGATGAGGCAGTTCAGAAGTTGAGGAACGAATGGGCTGGGTCGAGGGTGGCGGGATGATGCTCCGTGACTACCAACAACGCACCATCGACCAGCTTTACAGTTGGTTCGCTGCCGGCCACGAAGGCAATCCTTGCTTGGTGCTTCCCACTGGGTCCGGCAAGAGCCATATCGTTGCTGCTTTGTGCAAAGACGCCTTGCAGCAGTGGCCTGAGACTCGTGTTTTGATGCTCACTCATGTGAAAGAGCTGATTGAGCAAAACTCGGAGAAAATGCGACTCCACTGGCCAGGGGCGCCAATGGGTATTTATAGCGCGAGCATTGGGAAAAAGCAACTTGGCGAGCCCATTACTTTTGCTGGAATCCAGTCAGTGCGCAACAAGTCAAAGGAGCTGGGCCACATTGATCTGGTGCTGATTGATGAGTGCCACCTCGTGAACCACAAAGAAGAGGGCGGTTACAGGACGTTGCTGGCAGAACTGAAGGCTATCAATCCAGCCTTGCGAGTGGTTGGTTTGACGGCTACGCCTTATCGGCTAGGTCACGGCCTCATTACAGACAAACCCGCTTTGTTTGACGATCTGATTGAGCCGATAAGCATTGAAGAACTGATTCACAAAGGGCATCTGTCGAAATTACGCTCCAAAATCACCATGTCGCAACTAAATGTTGATGGCGTACACAAGAGAGGTGGTGAATACATTGAGTCAGAACTGCAAGCTGCCGTAAACACGGATTCAAACAACAAAGCCGCTGTAGAAGAAATAATTTGGCAGGCTGTAAATCGCAAAGCGTGGCTGGTCTTCTGTGCGGGTGTAAAGCACGCCCAAGCAATCGCTGATGAGATGAACGCAAATGGGATCGTTGCTGCTTGCATCACTGGTGACACACCGAAAGCAGAGCGAGAAAACATTCTGGCTCGTTACAAAGCCGGCGAAATCAGGGCTCTAACCAACGCTAACGTTTTGACGACAGGCTTCGACTATCCGGACATTGACCTGATTGCCATGCTGCGCCCAACAATGTCAGCAAGTCTTTACGTTCAGATGGCAGGCCGTGGTCTTCGCCCCAAAAGCCACACAGACCATTGCCTAGTGCTGGACTTTGCAGGCGTGGTGAGTACGCATGGCCCTATCACCAATGTTCAGCCGCCGAAGAAAGCAGGGTCTGGCAATGGAGAGGCACCGGTCAAGGTGTGCGACAACTGCGACGAACTTTGTGCAATCTCTGCTTTGAAGTGTCCCGCTTGCGGCAATCCTTTCCCGCCTCCAGCAAAGAAAGAGTTGGTGCTGCACCTGGACGACATCATGGGGGTTGAGGGGCTTGAGCTTGAGGTCACAAGTTGGGCATGGCGTAAGCACCTGAGTCGCACAAGTGGCAAGGAAATGCTTGCTGTAACGTACTACGGGGGCTTAAGCGATGTGCCAGTGACTGAGTATCTGCCAGTGCTGCACGATGGCTACGCAGGCCAGAAAGCGGCCCAACAATTTGTAACAATTGCAAGGCAAGCGGGAGTAGAAAAGAACGCTCAAGGTCTGGACGAGGCAGTAGCGTCAATGAAGGGTTCACGTCCCCCATCATTGATTGAGTACAAAAAAGACGGAAAGTTTTACCGAGTCATCCGAAGGGAATGGAAGTGACCAAGCCGCCAGAACCACAAGCCGTAGTACTTTTTCGAGCAAGAAAGAAAGAACCAGTACCGAGGTGCTGCCATACATGCGACAACTACAACGAAGCTGGCTGGTGCAGCATGTTTGACTTGAAGCCGCCAGACGAGTTCACGCACGCATTTAACGAGTGCCCAGATTGGATAGAGGAAGTCCCATTTTGAACATCCCAACCGAACACGAAGAACAACGCGCGTTTGTCAGCTGGTTTCGCCAGACACACAAAGGCGTCCGGATCTTTGCCATCCCCAACGGCGGAGCCCGGAGCATTGCAACAGCCGCTCGGCTAAAAGCCGAAGGAGTAAGCGCTGGAGTGCCCGACTTGTTCATCCCAGCCTGGATGATGTGGATCGAGATGAAGCGGCAAAAAGGTGGTGTGGTTAGCGAGGATCAAAAGGATTGGATTGCCTATATGCGCGGAGCTGGATACATCGTCTTAGTGTGCAAAGGAGCGGAAGATGCAAAGAGACAACTTTGTGGGCACGTTGATCATTTAGATGTTGACAGCGCAGTGTAGGATATGCACAATACACACATCGCAACAAACAACCGGAAGGACTCCAAATGTTTTGCTCTAACGACACCGACCTGAATAACTACTTTCGCAAGCAAGAAGCCACTGAGGCTCGTTACGAGCAAGCCCGCGCACGTGCAATGAAGGACATGTGCTATTCCGAGCTTGACGCTGGCGAAATGCTCTGGGCTGTTGAGCAGTTTGACAAGGGCTTGATGACTGCCGAACAAGTAGGCAAGTACATCATTGAGCACCGAAACGGCATCCTTGAAGCCAAAATCGACAAACTGCTGTAAGTTTTGGGGGTCTCGCAGAGGTAAGCCGGGTTCGCCCGGCGCCCCCGCCAATCGAGGAAACTATGGCAGAGCGTAAAAAGTTACACGTCAATCACTTGCTTCAGAAATCACTCTTAACTTGGGCACCAGGCGAAGGTCCAACGATTGAGATTAACTGCTTGGAGCGGCTTTATCCCAATGTTAGGTTGGACTGCATTCTGTTAGGAGAAAGCAAGTTTGCCAGGAGCCGCCCGATCAAAGGCCCCCCGCTGGCTGGTGGCAGGGTCAAGGCCCAACGAGTCGTTGTCATCATCAAGCACCTGCGGGAATGGCTAGAAGTCGCAAACCCTGACGACGTAAAGACTCCCGACGAAGTAATGGAAGCTTTGCTCGCAGAGCACAAGAAGATTCTAGCGGTACGGAAAGAACTGCAAGAAATGCAGAAGTTACGAAGAGCACAAGAGAAGTCAGAAAAAAAGAAGTTGAAGCCCAAGGCTGTAAAAACTAAAGCGCCAAAAGCAACAAACAACGACTTATGGGGGGTCTGGAAATGAAAAAATGGGGTCGAGGGGAGGAAATGCTCAAGGCCTTAGAAGAACTTGGGCCGATGACAACGGTGGAGATATGCGCGCACATTGGCACGACTAAGGATAAGAGTGGGGCAATCCTTGGCCGGCTCATGAAAGCCAGTCCGCTCAAGCCTAAGCGCGTTTACATCTTCGGTTGGACTTACGACGCGGAAGGCGCAAGGAGGTATCCAAGGCCTATCTACGCTATTGGAGACAAGAAGGATAAGCCGATGCCGAAGCGGTGTCACAACGAGAACCAGCGCCGGTATCGCAGCATGAAGTCAAAGATGGTGAACAGCGTCTTCCAGCTGGGAACGCCGATTAAGTATAGATTTGCATGAACATCACCGCTCTAAAACTTGTTCGGCAGTTATGGAATGTTTCCAGCATTCCACGCAGCCAGAATCGATACAACCAGCGCCAGTGGGTCAAAGCAGTCAGAATGCTTGGAGCTCGCTGGCTATTAGCAGAATCACTCAGAAGGGGAAACCGTGTCAGATATTGACGAAACATTAAAAGAACGTGGCAGCCGGTACGGTGTCTTCGCAAAGCACGCCGAGGTCTCTCAAGACCTTAAGTTCACAATCAACATCCATCTCAAACGCCGAGGCAAACTGCTCCAAGCAGACCAGCAGGAAGCCCTAGACATGATTTGCCATAAGATCGCGAGAATCATCAATGGCGATGAGAATTACGACGATACTTGGGTAGACGTAGCTGGGTACGCAACTTTAGTAGCTAAACGCTTACAAGGAGAGGATCTATGAGCTGCAATGGCAACTGCTGTCAGGGTCGTAACTGTACGTGTGGAGAAGATCAAATGATCTCTCTTGTTGCAAGGCTTCTACTGGTTGTTCTTACGCTAATTATCTTCTTTGGGATCTACGCCACATCCTAAAAACATGGCGCGTTCAGCGACGCGCCTACGTTGTAGCCCCGGCAGGATCTTTCCACCTGCCCTGCAAAACCTCAAAAACTGATCCGCTGCGCCTCTGATGTCGCCTCGGGTCAGTTTCATTCTGAGGGTTGATCTTTGCAGGGCTCCGATACCGAGGTTGAAAGCGAAGCTAACCAGAGCATCAAATTGGCATTGCGCGAGACTTCGGCCGCATAGTCTTTCAACGCCAGACTCAAAAAGAGCGATGTCATTTCGTAGAAGTTCATTTACCTCGGCCTCGGTAAAACTACGTTTATGTTCTGGCTTCAACGGGAAGTGCCGCCGGCCATCTATGGATAAATAGTGCTGGTCATAGTACAGCACA